GCCGGTGGCGGCGTAGGGGATGACTGCCCATCCCACGGCCTCGAGGGCGTCTCGCATGTCGCCGGTGTAGGTCGCGGCCCCGGTGGGGTATCCGGCTTGCCGTGCGGCCTCGAGGACTAGCGATGAGCAATCTGCCTCGAACTGGAAACCGGGGGAATCGATACCGCGCGTGCGGGCCACATCGTAGCGGTGGGGCTGTGAATAGCCGCCGTCCGCTTCTGCGCATAGCCAGTACAGACGCCGCGCTAATTCTTGCGTGCTCAAATTGTCATTCCTTTCAGTCGGAGAATTCGTTAATGACCGCGATCCAGTCGAAATAAGCGTCGGCGGAATTCGCGCCTGAGGTGTCGTTCCACCCGTAGTACTTAAAACCCGTTGTCGTTACTTCGTATACCGCGATTCTGAGCCGCTGATTGCTGCAGGAGATCGCGATATTGGGGACTTTTCGGAACGGCTTAGAGAAAGCGACTTGGGCCGCGTATCCTTGGTTCGGCGCATACTGACCGAGGCTGACGCGACCAATTTGTCGGGATGCGATGAGCCGGTCAATGAGTTGTTTAAGCTCGGCAAAATTTGCGTTGACATCCTCGGCGCGGGCGATCTCGCCGGGTACGAACTTCTTCATGGTCGGGGTCCTTTCAGAGCGTTAGGGGCTAGGTCAAGCGTGGTGGTCCATGTCGTGGGGGTAATCTTGTGTGCGACCTGGGTGATGAGGACGGGCGTCGAGTCGCCTCGGAATTCCACGGTCGCAGCGGTGATCGGGTCGAGGCGTGCCGCTTCGCGCATGAGCGCACCCCTGTTATCGGGGCCGTGCTTATGCGCCGGTATGAGAGTGATGCGGCTCGGTGTGGGCTCGGTATTGGCGGCGGTGAGGTAGCGGCGAGCGGTGGCCTCGAGGACATTCCCGGCGAGTGTCGTGTCGATCGAGATGGTGGTACCGCCCCACACGTCGGCGGCGGTGGGGTCGCTGACGGTAACCTCGAGATCCTCGGCGCGCCACGCTCCATGTTCATCGCGGCGCGCGTTGTGGTTTGTGATTTTCACGTGGCCGATCGAGTCAGAGGCAGTCCACTCGTTCGCAATCGACGTGTATGACCACACGCCGCGCGATAGATCCGTGTCCATCGCATCCGTGAATGTCAGGGCCGGGGTGGTCGGGCGGTTCACGGTGATCGCGACGGTGCCGGTGCGTGTGACGGACCATGAGCCGACGACGGACGCGGTCAGGGCGTCGATATGCTTAGCGAGGCTGGTTTCCCACACGGTGGCACACGTGCGGGCATTGACGGCGGCGGCGTCGATGGTGTACTCGAGGCCGGGCGCGCTCGTGATGAGACGCTCGAGGCGGGCACGCCACGTCTCGGATCCGTCGCCGCCGTCGGCTTTCGCGCCGTACCGCGTGATTGCGGCGAGGCGAGCGACCGTGTCCGAGCACGTGAATTCGACCTCGTATTGCGTGCGACCGCCCGGCTTGTGGGGGGTGACGGTGAGGTCGGTGATGATGCCCGTGTAGATCGGCGTGCGTGTAGGCCAATGGATCAGCTTGACCGGGGTGCCGTGGTGGATACCTGTCGCGCGAGGGCTGAGGGCGTCGATCGCGCGGATGGTCAGGGTGCCGACGCGGGCAGTCAGGGCCGGGCCGGTCGCTTGCACACCTCGCGTAATGCTTATGTCGGTGACAGGTGCGGTGATGTCTTGCCAGTAGTCGGTCACGGTCTCGGCGACCTCCCATGCGCGGGTATCCCATGCGTGGCGATCCCACGTGAGGGCGTCGGGGCGGTCGCCGCCGGTGGTCCATGCCTCGCGGTCCCAACGGTCCTGGTTCCACCGGAGCCCGCTCGCGCCGGGCATCGGGTAGAGCGCTTGGAGGGAGAGTACATCGCGAGGCGTCGGGTAGAGCGGTACGGGGGTTTCGTCGATGAGGTCGAGGCGCTCGATGATTCCGGATCGGAGGCCGGAGACCTCGAGGGCGAGCGTGGGGCCGGTGGTCACGGTCGCTTTGTAGTCATAGCGGCGCGAGGCCGGATAGCGGCGCGCGGTATCGCCCGAGCGGATGACGACAGGTGTGCCGAGCTGGGTGGAGGAGACGGCGAGGATGACCGTGATGCGGTGACCCGGCGCGAGGTGGTCGATCGTGACGCCGAGCGATGCGCCGGGCGCTTGGAATTGCAGACGCCCGCCGCCGAGGGGCTTGATGGTCGCGCCGGTGTAGTCGGCGATACTGGGTGCGGGCAGGCGTGTCATCGGCCCGCTCCGTTCAGTCGCGTGTACTGCTCGAGGCTCGAGGCGATGACGCGACCGGCGTCGATCGAGGGCGTGAGCATGGGCGCATCGATCGTGACGTTATAGACGTTCACGATGCGCCCGCCGGAGAGATCGAGGGCGGCGTTAGGGCTGAGGAAGTCTGTCCCGGCCACATCGCGCGTGAGTCCCTGTAGGGAGTTTCTGACGTTTCCGTACTGCGATTCGAGGCCCTTAATAAAGCCTTGGATCACGAAAGCGCCCGCGGGCGTGAGAATCCGCTTATCCAGGTCCTCCGGGCCCTTCCAACTCGTGAGGCTCGCGGTGAGATTGCTGAGTGTTGATTGCACCGATCCGATCATGGATGTGATGCCGTTGATAAAGCCCTGGATAAGGCTCCGGCCCGCGCTGACAAGGGTCGAGCCGAGCGATCCGAGGGCGCCCACGGCGCGGCCTGGGAGGCTCGAGATAAAGCCGACCGCCGTGCTAACGCCGCTTGAGATCGCGCCAGTGAGAGACGACATCGCGCCGGTGATCGCGCCGGTGATGCTAGACCGGAGGTCATTGAAATAGCCGATCGCGCCGGATATGAAACCGTTGATAGTCCCGGTGACCGCGCCGAGGACGCTCGTGATGGTCGAGCTGATTGCTGTCCAAACGCTTGTCGCTATCGCCCAAATGCCATTCCATGCCGCCGAAATCGTCTGACTGACTGACTGGATTGTCGCGCCGAGGGTTTCCACGAGGAAAGCCACAAACTGGCTGAGGACGCCGATAACGGCGGTGATGATGGGCGTGAGGAGCTGGATAGCGACCGTGAGCACGTTGCCGATGACGGCGGCGACCATTGAGATCACGTCGATGATGGGCGCGAGGATCGTGATGAGGACGGATAGGATCGGCGCGAGCGCGCCGACTAGCGCCTCGATGAGCGGCGCGAGAGCAATCACGAGGCGACCGATGAATTCTCCGACCGCGCTGAGGAGCTGTCCGATGACGGGCAGGACGGGCGCGAGGGCAGTCACGAGGGTGTCTACTAGCTGCAGGATGACCGGTAGGAGGGGCTCGATCGCGGTGAGGATCGCGCTAATGACCGAGCCGACGGCCTCGAGGAGCGTCCCGATCGTAGGGAGCACAGGCACGAGGGCGGACACGACGGCCTCGATGACGCGCGAGAGGATCGGGAGGAGCTGACCAATGATCGGGATGATGGTCCCGGTGAGGATGCCGCCGACCTGACCGAGGAGGCCGGAGATGACGGGCAGGACCTGCGCCATGACGCCGCCGAGGAGGTCGGCGAGGCCCTGCAGGGCCGGGACGACGCTCGGCAACGCGCTCGCGAGGGTATTGCCGAGGGCTACGCCGATATCGCCGATGAGCTGGGCGATCGTGGGCAGGAGCGGCGTGATCGCTTGGAAGATGAGGTGCAGCGGGCTGAATGAGCTCGCAATCTGCATGACCGTCGGAATGATCTCCATGAGGATCGGAATGACGGGCGCGAACGCCTGTCCGATCTGCGTAGCGATCGGAATGACGGTCTGCATGACAGAGGCGAACACGTCGCCGACTTGGGAGACGATGGGTCCGATGACCTGCATGATGCCGCCGAAAGCGGCTTTGAGGGTGCCGCCGATGCCGCCCTCGCCGGATAGCCGGTCACGGATCGAGTCGATGACGGGCGTGATCGCATCCCCAATCGGGGCGAGCCGGGCGCGGACGGTCTCGATGACGGGCGCGATCGCATCCCCAATCGCGGTGAGGCGCGCGGGGATACCGCTGACCCAGTCGGCGAACTTTTGTCCCGATCCGTCGATGAGCGCCGAGAGCTTAGGTCCGAGGAATGCGGCGGCGGCGTCGGCGGCGGGAGCGAGGGCGCTCGTGACCGCGTCGATCCCGATGGTCGCTTGCTGTAGGACCGTCTTGAAGTGCGGGAAGATGGGACCGACGGCGACCGCGCCGAGGCGACCGAGCGCCGCGAGCGTGTTCGCCCATGCGCCGCGCGTGGTGTCGGCCATGACGCGGCCCGCGCCGCCAATATTCTTTTCGACCGCGCCTAGGAAGTCCTCGAGGGATACCTTTCCGTCGGTAACCATCTTGCGGAGCTCGTCGGTGCTGACGCCCATCGACTCGCTGAGATACTTCCAGATCGGAATTCCACGGTCGGCGAGCTGGTTCATTTCCTGCGTGGTCACCTTCTGGTTAGTGGCGACCTTGCCGAAAATTGAGCCCATTTCCTCCATAGAGGTACCGGCGATCTGTGCCGTATCGGCCACGAGACCAAGGTAACGCTGTAGATCCTTGCCGGGCTTGATCTGTGCGGCAAGGGCTGACGCGGCGGTGGTCGCGGCGGCGTCGAGACCAAACGCGGNACCCTTGACCGCCGCTAGCGCATCCTTGGAAACCTGTGTCACGGTTTCGACATCCGCGCCGAGGGCCTTGAGCTTTGCCTGTGCGTCCTCGATTGCGAGGGCGCGCGAAATGCCCTTTTTGGCGGCGATACCGGCGATTGCCGCGCCGATCGCGCCGACGGCAGCGACGCCGGTTTTTGCCATGCCGCCGAGCTTGGAACCGAGCCCGCCGAGGGTCGAGGCAACCTCGCCCATGCCACGCGCAAAATTCGAGGTATTAGCGAGGACTGAGACGATGACGGTTTGACGACCCATCGGCGGCGACCTTTCTTAGTTCCGGTTTCGTTTCTTGAGGACCTTGATGAATTCCTCGAGCTCGGCGAGAGTGAGCTGCTTGTACTCAGTGGGAGACATGCCCGCCGCTACGCACACGTGTGCCATGAGCCGGGCACGCTCCCTAGCTAGGGGCGGGTGGTATCGCCCTCGGTGAGCGGCTCGATGATGCGGTTGGCTTCTTCCATGGGCAGGGCGTCGATTTCCTCGAGTGTGAGGGGGTGATCGGATCGGTTGCTCATGATGTACACGAGGGCCTTGAGGACGCGACCGAGCGGCTTATCCTCGTCGATCTGTGCGAGCGGGAGGCCGGAGATGTCCTCGAGGGTGGTGACCTCGCCGATGGTGAGAGAGTCGAAATTCATGATGGTTCCTTAGAGGTTGTTGCGGTCGAGGATTTCGCCTAGACCGGTTTCGAGGCGGGTGATGACTTCGCCTCGGGTTTGCTCGATTGCCTTGAGCATGAAGTTGCTAGGCTCGATGTGGCGCGCGGGCCAGCCGTAGTGAACGACGCCCGCGTATGGGAGTCGCTTTGACTCGAAACCTGTGCGAACTACGGCCTTTGTCTTGCCGCGCCCGGCGCGGATCGAGCCGACTAGCTTCCGGGAGCGGGCGGGTGCGAGGGCCCGCCCGCGCCCGGCGACGATCTCGCCGATCGAGTGCATGAGCTCGCGCATGTTTTCGGAGTCGGCTCCGGCCTTGGTGGCGGCTCGGATCGCGCGGTTAAGCCCATCGACTCGAAATGCGTATTCGGCCATGTCCTATCCGGTTACGGTCGCTCGCCGGGCGTACCGACGACGACCTGGGTCCACGAGACGACCGGGAGCTCGAGGTCAAACGTGGATTCTTCATTGACCTTGACCGGGAGCGTGGGCGGCTTGGAGATCGTGCACACACCCACATAGTGGGGCTGGTCGGCGCTGGGTACCTCGTTACCGTTGGGCGCGAACGTGAACGGCACGTCCTTGCCGACGTTATCGAACAGGAGACGCCAGAGGCTCGCGCTCGCAGTCGAGACGATACCGGCGACCTTGAGCTTCATCTGCGTGCCGCCAGCGCCAATCGAGCCAAACGTCGCGGTAGAGTCCGAGTCGGACGGCGACATTTCGGCTTCATTCATGTCCGGCCAAACGTCGCGGTCATTGAGCTTGAAGCCGAGCTTCTTGCCCTTGATGCGGGCGGATTCGCGGACGGTGACCTTTGCGGGTTCGGGTGCCATGGTGGGGGTCCTTTCAGTTGGTGAGGTTGATCGGGGTGGTTGCTGTGATGGTGACGGCGGGGAGCTGGAATGTATCGCCGGTCAGGTAGTAGGGTTGCGAGATCTCGGTAGGGGTCCAGTCGGTGCCGCCGAGGACGGTGAGGACCGCCGAGGTGAGGTCCTCGAGGGCTCGGATCTGGTCGGCGGCTTTCGCCTTGTGCGTGACGCATAGGATGCGGACGGCGAGGCGGTGGGCGCGCGCGAAAGCGGGGGCGGCGGGGTCGAGCTCGATCCATGGGCTCGAGGGCGTGAGGATGATTTGCGGGGGCGCGGGGCGGTCCACGTCGTGGGCGAGGACCTGAGCGCCGTCGATCGCGTCGGCGAGGACGGCGGCGAGATCCTCCCTGAGGCCGGTGAGCGTTGTCATCCGAAAGCAATTCCAATCCATGGGGCGAGGATGGGCCTCGCGGCGATCATGGGGTCACGTGCGAGGCGGACGCTACCGCCGAGGTCCGAGTACCCGGCGACGATTCCGCCGACCGCGTCGCGCGCCGCCCATAGCTCGGCGGCGACCTTGTGCACGGCGAGGGTGAGGATCTCGCCGGGCACGTCGCGGCCGCTGGTTGCCTTGTCCACGAGGTGGGTCGCGGATTGGAGGACGGGGGTGAGCTCGGCGTCGGTCGCGGTGGGGTTGTGGAGGTATGCGCGGAGCGCGTCGAGGGCCTCGGTCAGGGCGGCGGTAGCGTCCATCTCGGTCACGCGCCGATCTTGAGCGGGATGATGAGGTCCGGGCGCTCAGGCGCGATCGCCGAGTAGTAGTACACGGACAGGTCGCGCGTGAGGTTGAGGATCTTGTCATCCTGCAGGTGCGCGAGGTTGCTCGAGTGCACGCGGATCGCGTCGGCGTTGAAGAACGCACCGGCGACCTTGTCCCCGCGATTGGCGGTGGCCTTGAGGTCAGGGATGACGGAGACGTTACCGAGGGTACCGGCGAGGACATCCGAGGTGAGCGTACCGATCGTGCCGGTGCCGTGACCGCTGACTGCCATGTAGGGGGTGCCGCTCGTGTTTTCGAGGGTGGCAAGCTTGAGGAACGTCGCGCGGTCCACGATGAGGCCGCTAATCGAGGAGCCGAGTTCCTGGTATGCGGCGTTTACGTCGAGGAGCATCGCGACGATGTCGGCATAATTCAGGCCCTCGAGGGCCTTAGAGATCGTGATAGCGCGCGTAGCGTCCTTGACTTGCTTTTCCCATTCGGTGTGAAAATTGGTCGCGGCGTCCTTGGCGGCGGCGGCGGTCATCGCTCGCACGGTCAGATCGACCATGTTCGCGCGAGCGCGCTGAATTTCCTGGAATGAGAGCGATGACGCGCCGCCGAAAGTCTCGATGTCGGCGGTCTTGACCTTGGTCGAGACCTTGCCGGTGGCGAGCTCGTCGCCTTCCTTGACCTGCTTGCCGACGGTGACGGTGTTTTCCTTGAGCTCGGTGTACTCCATGGTCATGCCCTGCATGGGCAGAGCGCCCGTCGCGAAGTGACGCGAGAGCGGATTAGCGTCGGTGATGATCTGAGTGAGGTCGCGCATGAATGTCGGCGGCGCGCTGAGGGCATCGTCGCCGAGGACGCCGCCCTGGTAGGAGCGCGTCATAATCGCGTTCATGGTCTCGATCGCGCGCTCGTCGCCGGAGGCGATCGCCTTGATGTACTCTCCGGCGGTGCGCTTATCGGGCGCGGGCGCGGGCGCGGGCGCGTCGGCGAGGGCGGTGCGGCGGTCGAGGTCGGCGAGGTGGGAGCGGATCTCGGTGAGATCCTGGGCGGTGACCTCAGGGGTGGGGTTGCTCATGAGTGGGGTTCCTTTCGGGGTGGTGGGGGTTGCGGCGCGGACGTCGGTGATCTTGGCGTCCTTGTAAGCGGGATTGAGGACGACGGAGAATTCAATCGCTCTCGCGGCGGTGATGGTGTTGACTGTCTGCCCATCGACGGTGTCCTCGCGTGCGTCGATGAGCTCGAAACCAATACTCATAGACTTGAGTACGCCGTCGCGGATGAGGGTATACACCTCGTCGCCGCGCTGGGTGTGGGAGATGTGGGCAGTCACCTCGAGGCCCTCGTCGGTATCGCGGACCTTGGTGATCGTGCCGATCGGCTCGGAGTGCTGGTACACGAGGACGGCGTCGGCGGCGTCGATCGCGCCACGCTCGAAACGCTCGCGGTATCCCCAGCCCATGTCATAGATGGGCCCGTAGGGCACGCCGATAGCGGTGAACTCGCGCGCCCCCTCGTCGATGGATCGGGTTTCGAGGGGCAGGGTCAGGGCGGCGGTCCTCATGAGACGGCCTCGCTTTCGGGGGTGTCGGCGGGTGTAGGTGTGGGGGTGGCGGTGAGGGGTGGGAGGCCCTCGATGTCGCGGACCTCATCGACGGTGAGAAAACCGGTTTTGATTGCGAGGGCGTGGGCCTCGTATCGGGTTTTCGTGTCAGGTCTGAGGACGGCGTTCAGGTTGAATCGTGCGGATTGGCCTCGCGGGAGGAGGGCGGTGAGCTGGTCCTCGATGGGGCTGATGTATCCCATGAGGGTGTCGCGGAGCATGTCGAGGCTCGCGGTCTCGAGGTTGTTGTAGGTCATGGAACCGCCCTCTATCGCGCTTGCGAGCTTGGCGGGCGGGATGCCAAAGAGCCGTGCGACGCGTGAGACGCCCCATTTCTGGGAGTCGAGCCACTGCAGTTCTGAGGGCTTGACTCCGATGGGCTGGTATGTGAGGCCTTGTCCGAGTACGGCGGTTTTGCCCGCGTTTTGCTTTTCCATCCATTCCGTGGCGGCGGCGTCGGCGGCGTCGCGCGTGAGGGGCTGGTCGGTGGAGAGGACGCCCGCCGGGGTGCCGCCCCTGGTAAACAGGTTATCGGCGTAGCGTTGCACGTGGGCGAGGCCGGTGAGGCCCTGGTAGGCCGCTTGGATCGGTCCGAGCCCAAGGGGCTTGCCGGGAATCGACAGGTATCGGAGGTGGGCGATGTCGCGGCGATCGACTGCCTTGCCATCTACGGCGTAGTGCGTGACTTGCCCGGCGTCGATGGTGACGGTGACGCGGGCGGGGTCGATGTTAATGAGCGCGATCACGGTGCCTTTATCGTCGCGATCTACCCGCCAAAATGCGTTTCCGTGGAGTGAGAGAGCGGCGACGGTCTCGGTGATCCATTGGCGTTGTGTACGCCAAGGGTCGGGGCGGGCCACGAGGGGCGAGTCGGTTGGGTGATCTCCTCGCCACGTGTCGATCGTTAGCTGTCCGGCGAGGGTCTGTAGGTAGGCGATCGCGCGATAAACGGCGTCGAGTCCGAGGATCTCGTCGATCGCGACGATGTCGGCGCGCGCCGGTGGCATGACGCGCGGCGACAGTGCGGTCACGTCGGCGCGGGGCTGGATCCCAAAGAGTCGAGCGATGTTCATGGGGTCCATGGTGCGCGGGGGTGTCTACAAATCGCGTAGGTATCGGCGTTGCGCGAGGTTGTATGCCTTGTATGCGGCGCGCCCGTCGTGACACGCGCGCTCGTGGTCGGCGGCGGCTCGCCAAGCCTCGATATGCGAGATTCTGGGGATAAAGTCGCGCCAACCGCACGTGCAGACGGCGAGGAACGTGTACGCGCCACGGTCGATCGTGAGGCGGTATTGTGAGTTGTGCATCATTGCCACCCTTAGAACAGTTGTAGGCGATTACGGCGCGAGGAGGCGCGGTGTGCGGCGAGGGCGAGGGCGCGGATCGCGTCGATCGGTTTCGGTGACTTTGTCGCGCTAAATGCCATGGTCCCGGCGAGCGGGCGGGTGACGGCGTCCTCGAGGGCGGCGCGCGTCGCTGGGTCGCCGTCGTGGTGCACGGTCCCGGCTTTGGTCTTGTCGATGAGCCATTGACAGGCGGCGGCGTACTCGCGGGAATTGACGACGGTGACGGGTATGCCCATTTCCTCGAGCTCGGCGAGGACGGTGCGCATCGGGCCGGTACCGTCTGCGACGATGTCGGTGTATCCGGCGTGGTACATGCGCGCGATCGCGTCGGTGACCCACATCGTGCCGGATTGGGCGGCGAGACAAACGGCTTGGGTGTCCTCGCCGGATCGGTAGGCTCCGTAGATGGTCGCGCCGGATCCGTCGCTTGCGACATCGACGCCGACGGTGATGAGGCCGGGACCGGGCGGGGCGAGCTGTTCGCTCGGCGTCGCGAGCGAGTCCCAAATAGCGAGGTCGATGACGCTCGCCTCGCCGGTGAGGTCCTCGAGATTCAGGTAGGAGCGCTTCCAAGTCGCGAGGGGCTCGTCGCGCCCGAGAGTGAGGATCTTATCGAACGTCTGCGTATGCCCAATAGCGGGATGGAAAGCCAGCGTGTCGCGTCCGTAGGGGTCGGCGGCGGCGAGGTCTGGATCCGCTGACCACTCGAAATACGCTGTCCTCGAGTACGGGTCTTTGGTGGCGGCGCGTCCCTGCGTGATGAGTCGATTGAGGTACGCCGATCGCGCGGTGCCCTTGGTCGAGACGATCCACAATTGCGAGTCGATGACCGTCGCGAAAGTGGGGTTGATCGCCGCTGTGAGGGCGGTGCCCGATTCCTCGTCGAACGCCCAAGCCTCGTCGATCATGACCAAATTGAGTGAATCTCCGTGCACGGCGGTCGGCGTCGGCGCGAACGGGCTGAGGGTCGATCCGGTGCGTTTATAGGTCAGTGCCTCGGCTCCCTTTGATGCGTACTTCTTGAACGCGTGCGGGTGGTGATCCACGTCGAGCGCTTGAATGATCTGGTCCCATCGCTTGCGGGCGTCCTTGCCTGTCTGCGCTGTCATCTGAATAATGTGGTCGCGGTATGAGAGGAGGCGGTCGGCGGCGACGGCGCGCATGAGCGCGGTCTTTCCCGACTGACGCGGGACGGACACAATGACGGTGGTATATGCCCATTCGCCGGGGCGCTCGAGATCGAGCTCGAGGGCCACGTCGGCAACGTACTGTTGCCAGGGCATGAGGGGGGTGTCCATGACGTGGGCGGCGATGTGACCGACGCGCCCGCCAAATGTAGGGCGCTCCGGGTTGCGCTGGGTCGCGTAGGCGGGCGGGGCAATGGGCACAGTGTTCATGCAAGAGCCTTTGCGGTGAGGGCTTGGATCTGGGCGTCAAGGGCGTCAAAATAGGGTTCTTGACCGGTGAGCGGCTCCGGGAGGGCGTCGAGCGTTTCCACGAGGAGTTTCGCGAGGTTCGCGGTCGCGACAGACACGCCCTTGGGGCCGCCGAGCATCCCCTTATCGACTGCGCGGGCCGTTGATTCGAGGGTGGCGGCGATCGCGACGTATTTGCCGGTGATGAGTCCGTCCTTTCGGAGGGCGGTGAGGGCCGCGATGGTCTGCGATTCGACGGGACCGACCACATGGATGGGGGTCGGCGGCTCCATTCCCGGTAATAGGCCGGTTTCTGCTAGTTCCATGGGTTTTTTCCTGTAGTTTCCTTTGATTTTCTGCCGTTTCGGCCCGTTTTTGAGGTAATCGGAGGGGGACGGAAGGAGAGGGGCGGGGCTTCCTGTGGGTAGGCGTCTTAAAACAGCTCGGCCACGAGGCCGGAGCGGACCGGAGGACGGGCCGTCTTGACCGGGCGAGCGCCGCGAGAGATGTTGCAATGCAGATGAGAGAGCCGGAGCCCGTCGATCTCATCCCCGCCGCCGAGCGACCGAGGGACCACGTGTTCTACTGATGCCGAGAGAGGATCGGGATACGTGCGACTCATGTCGATCGGCCCTCGGCACACGTAGCACGTGGTGCCATGCGTGGCGGCGACCTGCCATTTGATCTGCGCTACCCTCCGACCACCCCACTTACTCACGGGTAGATCCGATCAATCGGCGAGGGGCTGGGCGGCGGCGGGTATGATGCCGCTATCTCGTCGCGCATCTGCCGAGCGAGTGACGCGAGCTGTAGAGACAGACCGGCGAGACGGAATTGCGGCGAGCTCATGGAATACGGGTGAGCGCCGTTTAGCTGCTCGTAGGCTCGCATGGCCATAGCCTCGATGTCGGTCGCAATGTCGGCGACGACGGCTCGGGAGTCAGGGCGCGGCGTGTGGCGGTTAGGCATTGAGGAGTTCCTTAGCTGTGGAGTCGGTGAGGGTGAGGCGAGCCCATGAGGCCGGGCGCGCATCGGGATAGGTGGAATTCATGTAGGAGACGAAAGCCGGAGGCCACGAGGAGCCGGTCGCTCCGGTCTGCTCGCTTTCCTCGTCTTTGCGCCGACGCTCGGCGGCTAGGCGAGATTCCTCGGCGGCTCGCTGTGAGCGCATGATCGCTTGGTATTTGCACTGATTGCACCGATCCGGGGCCTGGTCTCCGTGACTGCAGGTAGAGGACAGGTAGGCGGTGTAGGTCGGCTTGTACTTATTGCGCATGATGCTTTCTTCCTTGGTGGGCGAAACAATCTGTTCACGGGTGGAGTGAGGGGCGGCGTGAGACGCCCCCTCATCCCGTAGGGAGGAATGGGGCGAGGTCATGTCCTCATGGGCCGCGTCGATCGGCTTAGGGCGAGCTGTGTTGCGACGAACGCGGTAGAACTGCAGACGGGCACGGGTCTCGGCATTGCGGCGTCGGTCCTCGGCGTCCGAGGCGCGCCGGAAAGCGACCGCCCAATCGACTAGGGTGCGCTTAACGATCTTGATGAAACCGACCGTCGGCGCTCCGGCGCGGATACCGCCGCGATTCCAGACGATGACACCGGCGTCCTCGAGCCACTGCAGACACCTCGAGGTATGCCGAAGAGAGTATCCGGCGCGCTTGGCGAGCTGCCTAGCCGTGGTTTGGACGATCGCGGTCAGGTCCGAGCGGGTGTCGTGAGCGATGAGCGAGAGGGTGTCGAGGATCGCCCTCGAGGCGGCGAACTCGCGGCCCCTGAGCGGGCCCCACCCCACGCGGGAGAGCGCGGCGAGGATCGACGTGACGGACATACCAGCATTGAGCTTGCCGCCCCGGC